CGAACCGTCAATATTACCTGATCCGTTAGATAGTACAAAGCTAGAAGCAGCAATACCAGAAATCGTATTACTATCTACACTGAGCGTTTTATTCGTAACAGTTTGTGTAGCTGTGGTAACTAGAACAGTGCCGTCTGAATCTGGAAAGTCAATATCAATCTCTGATGCAGGATCAACCGCACCGATCTTGGTATTAAAGCTAGTACCAATAATGTCTAATCCACTGTCTGTCAATCTTGTAGTACCGGCAACATTTCCGCCCAAAAGACCATATAACTCTATGAAGTTGTTATTGATCTTTGTACCAGCGCGTCGTAGGCTATCGCCTGTTCCATCGTTAGCGCTTGTGCCAGTGTTAATATTTTCTCTTGCCATATCTAGCTCTCTTTTAACTTAAAAGTATTTATATATGTTAAAACGGGTAATTCGAAGAATCAGCAGAGTTTGCTGAATCAAATAGTGTACTGTAGACGTGTTGGTCGAATGTTGATACACCAATACCACCAGAATCGTCTTGTGAGAAGACCACGCCATCCGCAGAAGCAAGTGTACCAGTGTCTGAATCGTCCATTGTAATTGAGTTCGGGGATAGAACCTCTTCAATAGTATAACCGGCATCAATCGAATCGATAGTAAGATTTTGAACTCCGATAAATGTTTGATCGGCTCTCTGACGTTGCATACCGATAATGTCGTCTCCTCTATTTATTAGAGTTATATCTGTAAATGCTTCAAATGCGATATCACCTTCGAATGTAGCAGATAGAAGCGTTTCTAGCTCATCGCCTTTTTCATCTTGGATGTAATCGATAGCACCATTGTTATCTAGCAAAGGATTGTGAGGTATACTATTATGATCAACGTTAACCATTTCAAGTAGGATCTCACCTGCAATGTAAACCCCTGCAGGGTGCACAAATAATTTATATACGTCTCTCCATTGCTCAAACGGAATGCTGGATCTAACCAGAAGGGACATTACTTGGTATAGCTTATCATCAGTAATATACTTTCTAGATTCAGGACCGATCCTAGAAGCCTCAGATTTAATTTGTTGTCCACCTGAGTTAATACTGTCAAGGTCATAATCTATCTCTGGGCCAACCTTAAAGATCTGCTCCTTCGGATATGTAATTGTTGGGTCAATGCCAAAGAACCCTCGGAAGAACTGCTGAATGCTATACTTAGTACCCTTTGATCTATATAGTAGGTTACTAAATTTAACAGCTTCTCTTTTATTTTGGAATCCGCCAAAGTATGATTGACCTAATAGCAATTCATCTTCTAGAAATTCTAGTAACCTATCAGGAACCTGTGTAGCATCTCTGTTTCTATAGAGCTGGTGGATCATGCCACCAAAGTTATCTGCAGAATCTAGCCACTCATAGTATGCATCAAATAGTTGAACTATATTTGGATACTCTGATCGGATATGCTGCGGCAGGGCTTTTTCTATCTCCGATCTTTGGAGATTCAGCAGCGTCCTATTATTATCCTGTAAGGTCTTATCTTTATGTACTGACATTAGTTAAGCGCATCCGTGTAAACAATAGTAAATTGGGATCTGGATAGATCAAGCTCTAACGCTTCGTTTCTAGTTGGGGTGATAGCACTCTGGTTACCGGGAACTGCAGAGATTTTAATGTAATCCAAACCACCAGTAATAGCTGATGGGTTAAAATAATTAATTGTAACAGTACCATTAGAAGAATTAAAGTTACCAATGCTAGAGTTAACGATAGTTGTACCATCTGACGATACGACCTGAAGATTATTCGAACTTAATTCGTTTCTAATAATACAATTTACGCCATTGTATACAAATTCGTTACTAGTAATAATATATGTGTCATCGTCTGTTGTAGCAATAGGAACAGGGAATAGCAGCTGCTGAGACACGTTACTCGCAACATCTTGGAGTTTCCCAAGATTATATGTTGTAGTATTAGTTGTAATACCCTGGTTTGCCATATAGTTTACAGCATCATTATATCTTCCTGCAACTACTAAGTCCACTATTAAGGAAAGAGTTTCATTTGCAACAGATGATGGATTAGACAATAGTGATTTTACAACAGAAAGGATTGTTGGGGCTGTAGGAGTAAACCTTTGCTGCATACGAATATCTGCACGGGATGATAGAATCGCTGGGCTTATCTCATCCACTTCAGTTAGCATAGGCGAACGTCTAAATGCCTGTTTAAATTTACCTGTAGTTGATTCGAAGTATGACTCTACCGTGTTTCTTACCGATGCTTGGGTAGATGCAGGTGTTAGGTCTGTTAGGTTTCTATTAAATTGGAAATAAACATCTGTTTCAATATATGTGGTAATAGGATCAACAAACCTTAGATTAAAGGATACAATGGAAAGCTGGTTAGCCAAATCCTGAATAGATTGTTCAGTATTAGTTATAGTGTCCTCGGATACGTCTTCGTTAAATTTAATCGAAGTATATACTGCGCCATACTCAGGTTTCAAAGCATCTTCACCACCCCATGATACAATATCATCGATTAGAGTAGAATAGTTACGTAGGATCAATGATGTATAATCCTCTGCAGTAACCATTCTGTTCTGAGTTGCATATTGGAATGGAGCATTTTTCCGGATAGATTCAACGGTCTCCTTAGCCTTACCACCTGCAGAAGTTTGTAATACAATTGGTCGTAATGTTTCTGTCTGGGGCTGATCCGTTGTATTCAGATTAATTTGGATATTACTAAATGATACCGCACCATTTGCTGCATCACCCTTTGTGGATAGATATTCTACCTCGATCCTACTACCGGACGCAGGAGCAATACCAAATGTTGAACCGTCACCAAATGAAAGTTCAAAGTCACCGTTTGGCGCTTCCTTTAAGATATAGACAGTAGAGGCTGAAGAGATACTTGAAACGTTTAGGATGTTTTGATAATCGACAAAGTCAGTACCGCTTGCAGCATCATAAACTTTTACTGAAACCGTATCAGCGTCAAGTGTAGAATCAGGAATGATATACACTGGGTTATCAACGTATTGACCAACCACAAATGTCTTTGTTCTTAGAGTCCCTTCGTATATCGGAATAGATGTGGATCCACTTGCTGTCTTAAACTCATAGAATCCGCTGCCGTTATCAGTTGCATAGTATGGTTCGATAGTTCTGAATGTATAGGATATATCATCAACAGTTGTGTTAAAGCCTGTGTATGCCGGTAGTTGAACTGTAGCTTGTCTAGGTTGCAGAGCCGATGGAACAGTTACGGTAAGCTTTAGAGTAGCTCTGGAAGCTGTATCCGTATCGGGGATATAACCAACACCTTCAGCCAGAGACACCATAGAGCTTCTAAGCTGTGCAGTTGGTAGGTAAGATTCATTTAGTGCAAAGTTAGCAATAAGACCATTCATATGGGTGTTATGTGCAAGAACGTCTAGGATGTTGGATAGCCCAGAAGCTTCGAAGTTATAATCGGCAAACTCTTCCTTACTCTGTAAGTAGGTCTTCAGATTATTCTTTATGTTATTAAAGTCTAATGCGGTTGATCTAATTGTAGTTGCCATATTATCTTAGCCTTGATACTGATGTTGTAAGCGTTACGGTCTCTTGGGAGTTTATGACTTGATATTCTATAGTAACACTTAAACTGTTATAATCTTCTTCTGCCTTAACGTCTATATTTCTAACTATTGCTCTTGGTTCATAGATCTCGATTTGATGCGTAATATCATCAACCAATTCTTCTTCTATATCCGGGTCATCGATGAGCTCAAATAGCTTTGATGTAATGTCTCCACCAAAAAAAGGTTGGAACGGTTTTTCGAAATGGTTAGTTAGGATTAGATTCCTAAGAGCCTGATCTACAGCCGCAGCATCTCTTTTGACATAAAGTTCACCATTTGGTTTAGGTGTGAACGAAATATCAATATCCCGGAATATCTTGTTTCTACTAGTCACAAGAGTACTAGTATTCAGATTCCCGTCCTGCTTAGATAAGACTTTTGTTACTGCCATTTTTATACTCGTTTTCTATCTATTTATGCACCCTTGGCAGGAGTACTTAATTCAACAATCTCATTTTGGGAGAAATTAAAGTTGTTAAAGGTTGTGGACAGCTTCCGATTGAATATAGCAAAATAGTTTTTATCTATCTCTGGAAGTGTTACTATTAATCTACTGGTTAAGGATCCATCTGGTGCCATGGTATCATAAGCTACAGTTAATTCCTCAAAGTAGAAGCTATCCTTAATCTTAAGAGCAAGGTCATATGTCTTAGCATTATCGACCTTACCATATGCATTCACAACCTTATAGACTATGCTTTTACCAGTCCTCTTGTAATCGTTAACGCTCTTAGGAGTAACCTTTTCATTAGGACCAGGAGAATATATACCCTCGGATACTATAATACTTACGTCTGGTATAAGGTCTATCGCATTTACTCTAGATATTAACATTGAATGAACGTATAGATTCGGGAATATTACCTCACGCTCTTCCTTAGTTAATGTCTTGAATTTTCTAGATCCTGTTGGCGCAAAGAATGCTGATATCGGTGTTCCATTAAACTTGTGGGATATCTTAATCCGATTAACATCTCCCCAAGGCGAATCCAATCCTACAAATATTCTGTGTTCGGGATTCTTTTTCAACAAGATTGACGTCTTCTTTACATCGGCAGAGGTTATTCTTCTAGCAGAAAAGATAGGATC